GTCTGCTTTAAATTTAGAATCTTTCTTTGCAACTTCCAAATCATATTTCTCTGCAAAGTGTTCCATAAATCTATCCACTTGCATCTGAAACCATATACCCATTGTGGTACCTTGAAACCATTTATAGAACGAACTGCCTATAAGTGAGCTCAACATTGATTTTAGTGCTAGAATAGTTAAATAATACATTAAAGTTTCTTCTCTTTTCTTACTATTTTTGCCAAAGCTTTAACATAATTTGGTATCCCGTGGTCTACGATTCCATCAAAGAATTTCCATCTTTTCCAAGAATTTAGAATTCCCATAAATAAATCAGACCATGTAGGTTTTGGTTGTAAATCACCATTTCGATCGAAATAGATCATTTGCCCGTGATGTCTGAATCCTAACCATGCAGGAGGAATACGACATACAATATCATTATTGTTCATAAATCTATAATGTGGACACTTAATGTTTTTTATAAACCTTGGGCCACCTACTCTTGGTGAACCAAAGGTAAATAATTCTGCTGGGGTATATCTGGTAGCGGCGATGGTTGCCATGGCAGCACCAAGAGAATGGCCTGTCATATAAACATCTTTACGGATTTTTAATTGATCGTTGTGTTCAATTTCAGATAACACATCCATCCATAAATCGTTTACTTCTTTTTGGAATCCACCGTGAACCTTACCACCTGCTACAGCCGCTTGTTTAATCATATTCAAGTCAGCCATAACATCATTAATTTTAGATGGTTCCGTTCCTCTAAATGCAAACCATAAATCATTACGGTCTTTTGCAATTAGGACTTCAGCACCATCCTTTGATACTAATTTAGCCCATGGAAATCCAAGTTTCTTACACTCGAATTGAATTTTCTTATCACTATTAAGATAAGCAATTGCGGAAAGTTTAGCAGCTACTACTGCTCTTTCTGAATTGGTTAATTCCTTTAACATTCTACTCATTTTCTACCCTCAATTCAACACCAGCCCCTTCTTTATCGCCGATGGTAACGTTTCTATAATATACAATCACTTCTCCAAGTTGATTAATATATCTTTTTAGTTCTTGCATGTTGTATGACATTAATTCATAGTCATCAACGGTCATTGCAACAAAGACGATATCGCCATTGTGTTTCTTTTTGATATCATCTTGAAATCTATCAAAGTATGTATATCCTTCTGGCCAATTGTTTTCTTTACCAAGTTCGCAATCTCTTGGTTCATTCTCTGCGGGCCTTCTACAAGGATTTGGTATCACTCTATCCGATACCACATACCATTTTGGTTCTTTTAAATTAATCGGTCTAGGTAATGTTGGTTGTACAATATCTATTTGGACCGGTTTAGTAATTATTTCAACTTCACGCGGTTGTGGTTGAAATATTGAGCATCCACTAATCGTTAAGACTACTAATGCGCTGGCTATCAGTTTCGATCCCATTAAATACCTCCAAAGTTGCATTATTTACTCTCAATTCGACTTGACCAGGACGCGCTGATGCAATTCTTGCCAAATTATGCCTTCTGAATATATCCAAATATTCGTTCATCTCAGTTTCGTACTGTTGATTTTGTTGAGACAATATTGTTAAATTCTTGGAAGTATTTTCCAAGTTGGCTTGTATTGCCTCTATTGCTGCTCTCTGTTCTGCATCACGTAATTCAAATGCCTGATTTAAAGCAGTCAGTTCTTCAATCTTTGCCTGGGAAGTGGTATAATAAAAATAACCACCCAATCCCATGGCAACTATAATGCCAATAAATAATTGATTCATAATTTTAATTTTTTGTTTTTACAGTTCCTTGGTTTCTTTCTGCAGTAAGTTTTTCTTGAGCCTTTCTTTTGGCTTCTCTTCTAGCAAGAATTCGTTCAACAAATTTCCTACCTTCTTTAGTTCTACCATCATATCTGCGCTCGACTTTTTTCTTTTTCTTTTTGTCGTGTACAGCATCTGCTGGTAAAGAAACGCCTCCAGCACCAACTGAATTGGCAGGAGCCTCTTCCCACATATTAACCCAATCTGAAAATGTTTTCCTCATCGTTTTATTTCCCTATTAGTTATATATATTTTTTGGTTAGTCTGAGGATGCAATACCTCGTAAATATTGTGCCCAAAAAGTGATGCATGAGGTTCCAAATGTGATTCAACTCTTACATTAGAATTTTTGGGTGCAATAACCTCTCCAGTTTCTATGGAACATACATCTTCAGTTAATGTATATGTTCCAGCTCTTAATCTGTTGCCTTCTTGGAACCATTTTGATTCCACTAGGTCTTCTGAATCATCTATAAAATCGGACATGAGTTTCTGAAGTTTCTTTTCAGACATACCCGTATGTTCTTTAATTAAAAATAAAGCCGCAGCATATGATGCTAACTTTGTTTTACCAAATGGTAATTTTTGTAATAACCTTTTAAGATTAAATACCAGTCGATGAAATACTGTATAGGAAGATTTTTCTTCCGATGTTTTTAAGGTACTAGCTTTCTTTAATACCTTACCATTATCATCAATGATACCTTGTTCAAACGCAGGCATTTTATCCCAGGGCGTAGTTAGCATTTTCAGAAATCTGAATGCATAAAATATATCCCCTGTTCTTGATATTAATCCCATTAAATTTTCCTTAAGGTTTCTACTACTACTGGATCCAAAACCACTTCTACCTTTTCATTCTCGGGTAGATAATTTAAAAATATCAAAAAAGGTTTTATATATGGCCAATGTTGTTTTTCGATCTTGTACCAGATCATTTTATTAGCCGCCTCTATACCAAACACATTATAAATTACAATAAGGTGATTTAAAATCAGCCGTTCTTGTAAATCATCAGTCTGTTCGTAACGAGTTAAAAGCCTCTTAAGGTATTTAAATCGGTTCACATCCTCTTCAAATTCTTGGACATCAGTACACTCTGGATTATTATAGTGTTGTGCCGCAAATAATTTAAAGTTTCTACTATTTAGCTCATCAAATATTTTCATCATATATTATATATAATCAAAGATGTAAGATATTACTCTTTACCGCCGTAGTTAGCACTCCAATCCGTTCTTGGAAAATTAGCAAATGATTTTAATTTACCTAACTCCGTTACCAAGTCATCTAAGTTAATATCATCTTCTTTTTTACCACTTGGTAATTTAACATTTCCTGAAAAACCAGGAAATAAATCAATTTCAAAATCAAGAGCTCCTTCACCAACTTTAATACCATTTTCTTTTGCTGTAGGTAAAGGTCCTTTATAAATTTGAGGAACAGATTTCATACCTTGCTTTTTCAAATGTTTATCAACAATTTTCATTGCTGTTTTAAAATCTTTAATAACAGGTGCTGATGTATTATCATCGTGCATAGCTTCTTGCTTTAACTTAAATTTGGCCATAAATCCAGTAATATGCATATATTTAAACGGAGGCTTAGGCAGTTTAAACTTTTCTTCAAGTCTGGCACTTTCTCTTAATTTAAAAAAATCTTTCATTAGTCTGACTCCTTGTCGGCTTCATAGTTTTTATCAACATAGTCAAAGAACTCTTTTTTCTTTTCTTTGTCTAGTTCTGCTGGAGACTCAACACCAAATTTCTTTAAAGCCTTATCAAAGAATTTTCTGTATTTAGCCTGTTTCTCAGATTCTTCTTTAGGTGCTTCTTCAGCTTCTTTTTCTTCTTTATTATAAACACTCCCGTCTAAGTCAGTTTTTACGCCAACTTTCTTTACGACATGCTTGTCTTTAAAATCTTTTTCGCCTTTAGCTCTTGGCTCTTCGACTTCGTTTACTTCTGGTTTTTCATGTACATAACCTTTCTTGGCATATTCTTCGTGTTCAGCCTTATCTTTGACTTCCACTTCTTTACCATTTTCAGGATGGTACATTTTATGAGGATATTTTACTTCCTCTTTTTTTACTTTACCCTCAAGTACATCACTGACTGTGGCAGCAATGCTTTGGGTTTCGTTATCGTTTAATTTCATATTTTTCTCCTATTGTATGAAAAGCATTCCTGTAATCCCTGTGGCTGCTGCCGCTATGACTACCCAGAATAATTTATTAATAATATTCACAGTAGAAGCATTTGTTCTTACCAAGTCTTCCACTGCGTCCACTCTATTTATAAGTGCTAGAATTTGCTCTGATTGCTGTTTACTAAAACTAGTCAGAGTTTGGATTTTCTCTTCGGCACGAGCAAGTGCGATGATTGCCTCTGACATTCTATCTATTTTCTCTTCGATCCGATCAAGCCTTTTGGCCTGTTCTTCACGCTGTTGCTGTGCTGTTGCCATATTTTATGATCCTACATTTAAGGGGAGTTTTACCTTTAATCAGTCTATGCATTTCTCCCTTTGGTATATAAAAAATCATTCCAACTTCTAGTAACCAAGGTAAACAATTTTCAAATTGGAATTGCCAACCTTGTCCTTCTAGTATTTCAATTTCTCTTAGTTCTCTATCACGGTGCCAAACAAATTCATCATCGTCTTTATCTAAAGGAAAGACACGAATATCGTCTACCTCTATATAAGGTCTACCACCAATAATTTCCGCCACCTTTAAGCCCTAACTGTTTTGCATATCTGGGTAATCTACATGCCCAGTATCCAGCCTTAGTTTTATCGGTCTTAGTATCACATTTATGTCTTGCCGCAAAACTGGCTGCTGCGTCTTTATCATTAATTTTTGCACTTAATCCAGTTGTATCTCCAAACTGAATTTTAATTACATTACCTTTATCATTCTTCACATACACATAGTATTTGGCATCTCCACCTCGTTTTGGCTGATTTAATTCAACCTCTCTGCCATCGTATTTGGCCTCGGTCATTTCAACCATGGGTGATTCTAGTGGAACCCATTTACCTTCGTACTTGCCAAATTCTCTATCTTTGAATGATTTCACTTTTTAAAAGTCCTAACTACCTTACTAATTAGCATTTTAATTGCTGTAAAATACGCCCAACCATATCCATAAAAAATATGGAAAGTGTGATTCTTTTCTATCGCAGACTTGGGTCCAAATTTCTTTGTCCAATTATCTACATATTCGCCTTTATATCTTAATACGGCGTGTGATACCTTCCACTTTGAAGGGCCCACTAAACAAATTCCTGCCTGATGTGTTATTAATAACCACCACATTTTTAAATGACTTTCTCCAGCCAATCTGTAAAGAATTGAAAGAGCGTAATCTTCACAATCTCCTACAAATTTACCTTCAGCATCTGCAGAATAGATTATTTTCCATGCATCTGCCATACCGAATTGGTCTTTATCTTTTCTGTATTTCCATTTGGTATTAAATGAAGATACTATTTTATTTCTTTCTCTTGTATTCATATTATTTCTTTAAATCGTAGCTATAAGTTTTACCTTTAGCTTGTTTTTTCTTTGTTACCCCAACTCCAGCAACTGAAGCTATCTTTTGCAGAAGAACGAAAAACTTTTCATCTTGTTTTTTATGTAAAAGTTTTGTCATATCATTTTCAAGTTTATGAAAAATACTCCTTGCAATATCCATATCTCGCATGACCAAGGCTTCTTGTACTTCACCTTGATCAACTTTATTCTGTAAATAATCTGTTGCAGTATCTAAATAATCTGCAGATTTAACTAATTTATTTACCCACCAAGCTGGATAGTCTTGGTCAGGTTTAATTTGGCCTAAAAGTTGTTCAGAATTTCTTTTAATAGAGGTAAGTTGATTCTTTACATTTGCTGAATCAACATGGCCGTCCTCTCTAAATTGCTTGAATGATTTCATTATGAGTCTATATCTATTTCGCCGTCATACTTACCTTGTTTAATATGTCCTTCATATTTCATAAGACCTATGTATGCATCATTGATATTTTCCCAAACATATGTGACTGTATCTACTGTATTAGGATATTGTAAGTCGGCGTGTAGTTTGTCTGCTTGTTCTAAAGCTTTTTTGATTTTTGCAATTTGTTTAAGTTCTTTATTTCTATCAAATTGCTTACCATCATGTTTACTTTTTCTCTGATAATTACCATTGTATCCTAGCTTTTCTTGTAGGCCTTCTTTTCTCATTTCCTTAAATGTTTTCATTTTTCTTATTCCATAGCCTTAATTGCTGCCAAAGCATCTTTTTTAGCCTTAGCATCTTGTTTGGCATTAAGTTTTTCTACTGCCTTTCTGATAAGTTCTAGTCTCTTAGCCTTTTCTTTTGGACTTAGAGCTTCTTCGACTTCTTCTTTGAAATTCAATCCAAGTCTTTTCTCATGTTTTTTGAGAAGTTGTGAAATCGTCATGTTTTTATTTGATGAATCATCAAAATCATCAGCGAGTAAATCATCTGATAGATATTTTGCATCTAACTCTCTACCTATCTTCTGTCCTTCAGGTGAACCAACTTTTACATTTTGTTTACCTTTGAGGAGTTTTTGCATTCCTGCAATTGCTTTCTTTTTCTTTGCAGGATTGTTATCAAAGATACCAATCGCCATTGTGCCTTCTGATAATTCTCTATCTAAAAAATCATCAAATTCATCAGGGTCATCTGTTTTAATTTCTCCATTATCAAATGCCCACTTATATAAATCATCTTCAACATTTTTTGGCAAGTCTTTATTTCTTTTTACAAAATTATCAATATGCCTTTTATGTTTTCTTATAAGAGCTTTCCATTTAGGGTCACGAATACCTTCTTGTACTGATTCGTTGGCCTGTCTGAGTGCATCTTTTACGATAGGATCATCTCCTAATCCCCGTTTCATTGCTTCGATTTTCTTATAAGCTCCAGTCATGTTACCACTCATGTCAAGAGCAATCTTAACGGCTGCAGCAACTAGAGACGCTGGGAACTTACTTCTGTATTTTTCTCTAAGTTGTTTAAATTTCATAGCTTCCTCTGTTTTAAATCCATGTTTCTTTTTTAAGATGTTCATTGCTGTAGCCATCTTAACTGATTTCCAATCCTTACCATATAAATCTTTAAATGCCTTATCTGATAGTGATTGTGCAATCTTTTCTAATTCTTTTTCCCTCGCAGGAGTTAATACAAAATCGCTCATACCTTTTTGGCCAGATCAGCATCTGCAGTAGACCATGTCTTACCTTTAGTGATAAACGAATTTACTCTAGCAAGGCCCCACTGCACTGGTGTTGTACCGGGTCTATGTCCGGTTCTCCAGGCAGCGACACCTCTGTCAAAAACTTGTTTTAATATACCATATGCAATTCCACTCTTGTCAGCCTTCTTCATAAGTGCTGCCTTAGTGTCTTGTTCTGTTACCATATAGTCTTCAAATGTGATGTATTCTGCCATTTCGCCATACATCTTTTTAAATTTCTTTGTATATTGTGATGGTTTTGTTTCTGCTGATTTATCTCCTGGTGCAGGTTTGTATGCTCTAGGATCATCATCGTCCATCTTTGCTTGTTTTGCAAACTGCGCGTGTCTTTTAGATGCAGTTGATTTTGAAAGTTTACCGTCTGGTGAATCGTCTTTGTAATAATTGCTTTTCTTTCTTTTCTGTGCGACGGTCATTTTTTCTCTGACTTGTTGACCTGGTGTTTCTTTCTTCCATCTATCCGTGAGTTTCTTTGTTCCCCATTCACCAGCCATAGTTTCTACTGATTCAAGCCAAACTCTTTTTCTTTCATCATTTACCTTAATCATAAGATAATTAGGGCCTCGGGTAATTACCTTACCTACTTCTTTTGTTTCTTTAATGCGAACTGTATCTCCAACATTATATAGATTTCCTTCTATATATTCTTCCCTTGTTTCGGATACTGTAGGTAATTCTATATGCTGTCTGAACGATTCTTTCTTTAATCCCATTCCTTTACGAACAGCGTAATATAAATCTTGTGGGTTATAATTTTTAGGTAATCCTTGTGCAAACTTTTGAAGTGATCCCTCTGCAGCAGCCAATCTCATTTTAGAAGCACTCATGCCTGATACATCATCTTTATCGGGGTCTCTATCCCCAGCTGATACAACTCGTATGGCTCCTTCAAATTGGTAGAAACCATGTCTTGCATCTACGCCGTTATATTTGTTTAATAGGATATCAAATTCTTTTATTCTATCAGATCCTACAACCATTGTGACTTTGGTAAATCCTTGGTCATATAATTTTACACATATATCCAATGCGTTACGAACATCAGGATCAGCCATAACATTTCGTGCATGTTTAGGGAACATCTTACGAATGAATTTAATTTTTTCTTTGAATTGTAATGGATTCTTTTTAGGGTCGACTGACTTAGATGAATATATACGATAAACGCCCGAACGAGCTACTTTCTTTAATGTATCGAATAATTTTTCGTGCCCAATAGTGGGTGGATTAAAACGGCCAAACACAAAAGAAACTTCTTTTGTTGATTCCGTTACATATGTACTGAATGACTTGAGTTGCATTTATATCCTCGGTATCCCATTAGCCTGGATTGTCCCAGCCTTTTATAATATCTTTGCTGAAATTATTGGCAGAAAATTCCATACGGTCTACCAATTTAACAGCACCACCTTCCATTCGATCTATGGCAACAAAACCTTCGGGGTTGGTTACTCTAAATCCGGATGTTGTTTTTACAAACGTACCAATTTTGCTTAGTTTGTTTAGTTTATTTATAATAATTAATTTACTATTTATCACAAAATTCTGTAAATCAAAGATTAATTGTAGGTTTTTTAAGTTGGATTTATTAAAAAACTTTAATAATTCATCTCGTTTTGAAATCTGTACATCTTTACCTTTCTGTGATTAACGCTTATCTATTTCTTTTGCATATCTATCTGTTACAAATTGGATTAAACCTTTGGCATGTTTAGCTGTATTGGAGACGCGTTCTCCTTTACGTACCATAGAGTTATTATAGATATTAATAATTAAATTTAATTCCTTATTTGACTCCAGCTCTTTAAGTGTACTACTTGCAATCTTTTGAAATATCTTACCAGCGGCAGATAAATTATTATTAAGTATTTGAGTTTCTTTTGCAGTAAGAGTTGCTGTACCAGATAAATCAGGTAATGCAGCATCTACCATCCAAACATCTTTTGACTTTTTAAGTTTTGGTACGATTTCTTTACCAAACTCTGCTTTCATTGTTTCAAATGTTGCTCCACTGTATGTTGTATGCCAGACAATTCCGATCTTAGCAGAAGTAATTTCTTTAGCAAGAGGGATATCAGCAGGAATAGCATAAACGATGGTATTAGGGTGAAAAGTAATATGATTAATTCCATTAATTTTTTCCTTTTTCAAGTCAGCACTGTCAAACATAAAGTCGCCTTGAATGACTCCTTTAATGCCTAAATCTTTAAGTGAATCAAAAGCCAAGATTAGTTTCTTTTGTAAATCTCCAGATGTATCTGCTTTAATATCATCATGTGATTTATATACCTTAGGATTCTTTGCAAATATACCTTTCTTTGCCACAAAGAATTTTCCATCGGTTGGATCCTCTCCAGCAAATACAGCAGGAGCTCCATCCCATTTAACGGTAATATCTACTGGAGCCTTTGAACTACCAGATAACATATCACGCAAAGACCTAAGAGCAAGAATAGCTTGTCGCGCACCTTTAACACCACCATCAAGAATTAAATCCTCTATGTGAGTCATATGAGTATTCTTTGCGGCTTCTGTTAATGGTGTATATGTTTTAAATGATCTCATTTGTATAATGCCTTAAATTCGTTTGTCATTGTTGCCATAAATGATGGTGCTGATCTGAAGTTACCCTTATATCTGAGTGTAATATGACATGCTGGAATGTTTCCAATTAATAAATCAAAGTGTAACATTGCTGCTCCTGCACCTGGTTCATATGCTTGAACTTTATTTGGAGTAGGTCTTATTGATGTTCCACCTTGGGAAAATAAATCATCAAGTTTTGTTGTGACGGTATTAATATCCTTAAACTCTCCCTTTTCTACAACTACACCTTTTGATGGGCCGTAATCACCCACACCTGTAACCAGAGCAAAATCAAAGTTGACTTTCTGTAAATCTTTTAAATCTGCTTTAAATATTAATTGAACTAATTGGTTAGCAATCATGTCTTTGTTTTTAATAATAATATCAGACATCTGCTTAAATAAAGATTTATTTGAACCTTTTAATTCTGAATTAATAATACTATTATCTATTCTTTGAATATAGTTTTTCCAATTCTTTGTATTAGGCCTTTTCTTTTTCATATCAAGTTTTAATTCAGGTGAAAGTGCACCCATTTTTTTGGCCTTGGCAAGAACTCTTAAATAAAACATACCAGCTCTTTTATCGAGTTCTGCCATCATTTTATTGAATTTTTTATCCTTAAATAATGTAGCAAATGATTTGTTAATTAATGTTGGATCGGTTTCTGTAAGCCTTTTCTTTTTCTTTAATGATACACCAAGGAATTTATTTCCTTTTTTAACAATAAAGTCAGAGGAATTAAAGTCAGCCATACCATGTTTAGTAATCTGAAACTGTTTTACATCATCGTCCCAAGATTGACCTGTAAGATAAACCTTATCTGCACTACCATAACCTGCAGCATGAACAGTATTTGCGGCTGAGATTGCCTGTGCTAGATTTGAATAATCACCACCCATAGAAGCCACCATACCTGGTGTATAACCTTTTGCTTTTCCTAATTGTGCCTTACAATCTTCTATTAAGGCATCCATTTCATCTGAATTAGTTACCTTTGGTATTTTTGGGAAAATACAAAGAAGGGCTGTCATTAATTCATTTGGATCATCACCAGCAGCACTTCTTTTACCATTTGGTCTTAAATTACAATAGACATATCTGTCCATGTCTTTGTATTTAACAGCAAAGTCTTTTTCTACTCTATCTGGTGCGGGTTTTACTCTTTCGAGTTCTGGGTGTTGGTCAATGATTTTATTGGCCAATTGAGAATATTTTGAACGTTCTTTATCGTCCATGAGAATTGATATACCAACCTTTTTGGAGTTGGACTTACCTGATCGTTTATCAAGTTCAATCTCTGTATTAATGGTTCCAATACTGTCATCAATATCGGAAATAAGTTGGAGAGCAAATGCGTCATCATTCTCATCGTACTTTAGGTTAGCTAAGTCCTCGAATATGTTAGAATGTTTTATAAATGATTGCATATAATTCTCCATTTAATAGGTATTATAACACTATTTATAAAAATGTCAACACTATGCGTTGTAAAAAGGATTCGGTACTATGTTCCCCTTATCGTCATAA